GCCGGAAGGCGTGATTGTCGACCCTCGCCCGGACCCCTTCAATGCGCGAAAGATTGCAGCTACGTATGCCTTTCAATCTAATCTTAAAGCCATGAAAGACAAAGGATGCGCGCGGCCCACGCACCCATATCTTAGCCCTGAGGCCCAATGGGACCGCTTATGAGCGCGGTTAGGGGGGGGTAAATGGAAGTCTCAGGCGTTGTATTGCTGCTTTACGTGGTACTTTGGAGTTTTTTTTATGGATTCCTGTCTCATTACATCGCACGCCGCAGCGTGACCGAGTGGATTAACCGTTTCGATCGCGATAAGAACCCTGCAGGCGCCGACCTGATAGTCCACCTGCTGGGGCCGGTCCTTGACGAAATCCGGAATGACACTGGCGAAACTATGAAGGGTTTTAAAGAATCCTTTTTCAATAGTGTGGCGCCGCAGGTCCGCGAAGCTAAACAGATGGTGCGGGAAATGAACCCGATGGGCGCCGCCCTGGATGCACTCACAAAAGATAATCCCCTGCTTGGGTTGATCATGTCGCACGTTAAGATTCCTCAAATCAATTTGCCATCCCTAGATAGCAGCGACGGAGCGGAATTAAGCGACAACGGAACGGAATTAAGCGCATTTACACCGGGACGAATCAAATAAACAGCGCTATAGACCTAATTTTACCGGGACAGACCCCTTGGTTTCCTCTAGAACTTTTAGAAAGGTATAAGGACTACACCTAAAGCTCTTTTTCTCTTTTTTTGTAAAGACAAAAACAAAATATATTATTATTATTATTATTATTATCTTTTCTTAACAAGACAACGCATAATATCTATAGCGGAGTGGAAATAGAGGGGTGGGGGCGGTTTATATACCCCCAGCAAAGCCTTTATCTCCCTATGTCTATAGACCTGCGGAGCGGGACCGGCGCTTTCGGTGTCATGGCTGACTTGATTTCGCCCCCGCTCCAACCTCCAACCTTGAGCACTCCGAGATACTGCCGCTGCGCCCGATGCGAGGACGTAATCACCGCCCGCCCGGTCTTCATTAAGAAAGCCTGGCACTGTCAGCACTGCGCAGGGGCGCTCCGATGAAGTTCTGCGAAGAATGCTGGGCAAAAGCGGGTGCGTGGATTAGTGACGACGGGGAGGCAATAGTCGACCCCGACACCCCGGTCAGGTGTTATCACCTGATAATGCCTTTCGCGGAGACGATTAAAGAATGAAGCGCCCCCGCTGCTTCGACTGTCAACGCTTCGTGCGTCGACTCTATATTCAATCCCGCGTCGGTGGTAAACTGAAAAACTTAACGTGGGGGTGGACATGCACCAGCTGCAGCAAATCAGCAACCAAGTTAAATGTGATCATCGAACCCAAGTAAAGCAGACCCTCAATAATATTCCCATGTGGATTTGCTGCGACTGCAGCTATTTTAAAATCGCTATCTATAATAAAAATATCTTTGAGGGGAAAGGGGATTAGTTTTTGGTTTCATCTCCAGTGTTGGGCTAATCCCCCCCTAAATCTTCTATAGACCCGCGACCCGGCAAGGATATATCCGGAAGGGGAATTACCTGGTGCCATGGCAAGAAGGCGTAAGTCCCGCAAGCGGGCGAAGAAATCTTTTTCAATCTCTGCAGTTGAAACTGGCGTAGCATTATCATTGATAAATCAAACTGACGCTGCGGGCGCCATACAACAGGCCCTCGCCGGCAACGTGAAAGGCGCCTTCGGCACCCTTTCGCAAAACGTTATGACAAATAAGAACGCGATAATCGGCACCCTCGGTGCGGGATTTGTCGCGAAGACATTAGCAAAAGGCTTCGGCCGTGCAACCCTGGCTAAACTGGGACCGGTTCGAGTGGTGCTATAGGAATAAAATATGGAATATCGTACAAGGGAAGGAACTTTAACGGCCGTAGATTCGGAAACTGCAATCACTGGTTTGTATGGAGTCTCGACCGCTTCGGCGGTGCAGGTTCCGGCGAATACGTCGAAGATAATTGGTATGATGGTCAGCTTCCAAACTGACAGCGCAGCCAATGGAGCCTCGACCTTCGCGGTAAAGATCTCGGGCGATGGCCTCGCCGGGGTTCAGCAAATCGTGGTTTGTGGTGGCGTCGGCGTAGACGGCACGCCCGCATCTAATGGTGTAACTGACCCAGCCCAGCAAATCCCGCTAGATCTAACAACGGTCGCCAGTAACCAGATTTCAATCTCCGCCTTTATGGGTGGATCGGACACTGGTTCCGTTGAGTGCGCGGTTACTCTTATCTTCCAGTGAGGGCTAATGGCCCTACGTCGGAAAGGTAGCGCGCCCTGGTCATTAACTAAAGACACCGGTCTATCTGATGCGCCAGTCAGTGGTGCGCCGTTTGTAGAGGGTGACGAGGTTAAGCCCGTTATCGATGCGGGCTATATTGATGCGGGCGGCTTATGGCAGATAAGCCCCAGCAGTGACATCGCCTTTACCTTTCAAGACCCCAGCCAAGCATTAGCGGCTGGTGCGGATATGGAATTTCCCGTCAATATGCTAAAGCATGATATTATGATATTAGCACTCCTCGACTCGAGTGGCAACGGTATTAACGTTGACGTTACAGCAAGCAATCCCACAAGCCCAACAGGGCCCTATAGCCCGTTCGCTAACGTTGGGGTTAATGGTTCCTTTAAATGGAAGCTAAACAAAAAGACAACGGACGGCGCGATGATGGTATTATTAGATGACACTGATGAAACACTCGCGGCGACTTGGCAATTTTATAAGTTTTATCAGTTGCGCGGGACGCAACTGCGCCTGGTTATCCATAATAACGACGGCTCCAACGCCGGCACGATCAGCACGGCGTACATGAGGCTGGTTTAGTGCGTTCGCGAGTAACGGGGCGCGGCGCTCGAGTGGTGGATATCTTAAATGACTTTTATGATAGCGATGCAACGCGAGAGGAATTTGAATTAACGCTTATAGCTTTAGAACGTCACTATCAACCAAGCAAGCGCGGAGGCAACCCCCACCCCAAAAAGCGCAAGCTTTCAGCGTGGAATAAATTTGTGAAAGCTAATTCCAAAAAGCCCCGCTTCGTATTTCGCAGCGGGAAGCTTAACCTGAAAAAGATGGGTGTAGCGTTTAGGAAAACGCCCGCCGGGAAAAAGAAAAAGTGAACCTCGGCGCTGTCCTGGTGCTCGGTGCGCTAGCATTTAAATTATTGGAAGATCAGCAGCGGCCATCGCTAGGCGCCGCACCAACTACCGCGCCAACGCTAACAGAGATAGCGGGCCGGCTTAAATTTGGTTTTGGACTGTAGACCATGGCCTGCAGTGTATGTGGGAAAAAGGGACACGACATCCGCGCGTGTCCGGTAAATGCTGAGAACGAAAAAGTTAAACTTGAATTAGCATTAACGCAACGCCGTTATCTTTTGGAGTCCATAAACACGATTACGGAATTGCTGAAAGTCCCCATGGTGGCGGCGGGTGTATGGTTTACCATAAGCCGCGGCAACCCAACGCTTGGAGTGCTCAATAAAGCCATTTTAGTGTCCGAGCTTGCGCCGGGGATAGGTGATATCCAATTCCCCGAGGGCGTGCTGTTGGGGGCCGCTATAGAGAGCACCGAGGACATGGTGAATATACTAAACAAGGAGGGGTTGATGGAAACATATGAAAAGCTTTATGAGGAATTTGAAAAATTCACATCCCCGATCGCTGAAATCCTGTTCCCATTTTTAATACCTGAAAGCACAAAAAAGAAATCATGCGCCGAGCTTGGGCAGCGCGTGTGGGAAATGCACCTGGAGGCGACCGGTAAGATGGAAGGGCCGGAAGGCGTGATTGTCGACCCTCGCCCGGACCCCTTCAATGCGCGAAAGATTGCAGCTACGTATGCCTTTCAATCTAATCTTAAAGCCATGAAAGACAAAGGATGCGCGCGGCCCACGCACCCATATCTTAGCCCTGAGGC